GGATCTTCATCCCTATTACAAGTATCAAATCCATGATGCATCTTATGGCATGGATAACACTCTGCCTCAAACGGTTCAAAAGTTGTAGTATTATTCCAATGTTTGCTTAAGTTTTCTTTAGAAGAGTGAGATAAAAATAAAGATTTATGAACCCTGTCATTGGATGATACTGAATTTAATACTCCAGTTTCAGGGCCAACAACTACATTACATAGCTTAACTAGAGTTAGTACATCTCTAATAGGCCAATCTCCAGATGTAGTTATAACTCTGCTTTCTTTCTCCCACCCTTGTTCAAGAAGTTTACAAGCATAATCACCAACAGTAATAAATGTAACGTCTTTACGAGTATCAAGAAACCTGGCCATTAACTGATCATTTCCGGGCCATACCTTATGAACAGAAGAGCCAGACAAAACATTCATAACAAGGTATTTAGTCTTTACTTTTTTCTTCTTCCAATCTTTTATTCTAGACTCTTCTTTTTTTGTTGGGTAAAAAGAAGTATCAAATTCATAATCTACTTCAGCAATATCATGCATTCTTTCCATGTAATTAACATTACACTCGGCATGAATATCTTCTTTACTCCATTTAAACTTCTCATCTCCAGAAACAAGAACTGGACCATGTTCTAATTGAACCGTCCTATCCCCAACAATTAATAAGCTTCCTTCTACAGATTCTGAAAATTGTATTATTTTATCAAACAGCCCATCAAAATTAACCCAATAATCGTCTAGTTTATCTGGGTATATTTGATTAGTTCTTTGAACCAAAAGCTCATCAACATAAGGATTAGACCTTAGTATGTCTTTTCCTGTTTCATTGGTGTTAACACAAACTCTGTATCCCTGATCTTTCAACAAAGGTAATACTGAACTTGTTTGCAGTATATCTCCGAAAGCTCCATATCTAATTACACAAACTGTTTTTTCTTTCCTTATCCCACCAAAATCTTCTGGGGTAAAGTCTTTTATTTCCTTTTCAGGAACTGTTATTATTTTCACTTACTGGTTAGTAACTCCATCCTGCAACAGACATTCCAGAACGAACCATGCGACCATTAGCTCTAGCTTCGTTGTTAGATTTTGGCTGTTCAGATTTGTACATTTCACAACGTTCATCAAATAACTGGCTTCCGCTGGTATACCCTTTCTGCTTTGGCTCAGTAGAGCCGTAACCTTCTAGAGGAGTTTCCACCTTATCGCCAATGTAAGCAGTGATTACGTTAATCTTCATTTGATTCTCCTAAATGAATTGGGGGAGAGTTGCCCCTCCCCCGCTTCAATTACGCAGTTTCAAACTTCCCGTGAGAAGTGTTGACACTACCTTTTACAACGCCGATAGGCTTCTGATCAGAGCCTTTGCTGTCCATCCCCATCGAAGCTGGAGATTCGTTAGCAAAAGATTTCTTTTCAGAAAGTCCGTTATCGGGCATTTTACCACTTGCGCTGTCTTTCATATTGCCTCCTAGTACCACTCAATCATCATGTGCACATGCGCTTTACCAGCAGGAGTTCCACCAGTAGGAGCATTGAACGTGATGTGAATATCGGTATCAGCAGGAAGAGCATCAAGAACGAGGTCAGCTGCAGTGTCGGTTAGACGCTGCTGATCGCCATCAGCAAGGGTGCCAAGACCCATGTTGACATACTCAGCAGTTCCCGCTGAAGAACCAAGTTCAATAATAGCTTCCGTAGTCGTATTCGTGAAAGTTTCGATAGCTTCAACTTCAATCTCTTTGACGCTACCTTGTTTTCCCGAAGGACCACGCATAACCATCGCTTCACTCCCGGCACCAAAATCATGGTAATAGCTATATGCATAAGGACGTGGATCGCTGTAACTCATAACAATTTCTCCTTATGATTGGCTATCCCAAATCACGATACGTGACTGGGCAGCTTGAGTGTGAACGAGGCCAAAGCCTCCCAAATAATACCACGCAATCCCACGGTCCCTTCCGAAGTCGCCAGGAATTTTCCCACGAATTTCTTCAGGAACAGCGATAGCTTCAGCAACAGTATCTTCACCAAAGAACAGGCACCAATCGGACTTGCCGTTGGACCATGCACTAGCTGAAGTACCAAGAGCTGCGGCACCCTTGTGAGTCTGCTCGACAAAACGAACACCCTCGTAACGACCAATTTCGCCGTTCATAATCATCTGGAAACCAGCATCAATGTACTGCTTGATGCCTTCCAAATCATTTTTCAACTGGCGATAGGTCGAAGGACGAGAGATAGAGTAATAATCATCATCAGCATAAGCCGGGATGTTACGCTCTTTCATTTCGTCAACGATCAACTTAACATGCTCTTTACCAAGAGCAACATTGTTAACCGTTGCAGACGCACCATTTTCAGTAACTACCAAAGAAGTCGTACTCGTTCCTGCGGTAGGAGTGACACGCACTTTCGCGGCGTCAAACTGCACAGCAGCAAGATTATCGAATCCTTTAACAGCATCGTTTTTCAGCACTTTCCGGATAACTTCGGCCACAGGCTGCTCAGAGAGATCATCCAATTTACCAGTGTACGGCACACTGTTACCAGCTTCCGTAATGGTCATGGTTCCCTGAGAAATAGTGAACGAGGTTTCGGGGATCGTGCTGGTTTCAGTCAGCGTTGTGCCCTGAGTGGCAACATCGCTGTACACGTTCCAGTGGAATGTGTCGCCTCGGTGAAGACCCTGATGCGCTGCGTCTTTAACATCGCAGAACTGACGGAACTTTACCATTGGCTGAACTGCCATGCGTAGCAGGCGGCTCAGATTGTCGGCATACATATAACCACCAGAGGTGTTAACTGACCATACTTGTCCAGCCATAATTAACCTCCAAAAGAGTTATATAGTTTGGCCTCTAGCTTTACGCATTTCTGCAACAATCTCAGAAGGTGTCAAAGGAACACTTTCTTTTGAACTGTTAGCTGAAGCCCTCACTGATTTAGGTTGTTTCACAATTTTTTGTTTGCGATTAACCCTACCATTTGATTCAAGACTAATTCCAGCCCAATCACGAGTATACTCAGCAGCTGCATTGATAATCTGGGACGGTGTCCAATCAGGATTCTCCTGAGTCAGGGTAATCGTCTTCCTATCCGCAATAGCTCGAAGCTCCTCAGATTCCGCAATATCTGGATAGTTTTCATTAAAAGACCTTACCGCATCCTCTAATTCAGACTGATATGCTGCCCTCTGAATATGCTCTTGCTCTGCTTTTTTTCTCGCTTCATGAGAAACAATAGCTTGATTTACAACCTCTTGTATGTTCTGGGTAGCGTCTCCGCGCCCACTACTTGCCAAGGTTCTGAGTAGTTTAGCAGCCTCCGCTGCGTCATCTTGGAATAGTGCTTCATGATATTTTTCGACAATGTCGTCAACATCACTAACTTCTTCCTCTTTCTCAACGTCCTGACCAGATGGTTGAGATTTTAATTGTTCAAATTGTTCTAGCAACTGCTGCTCTCTATACAAAAGCTCGCGCTCTTTTACTGCAGCAGCTTGAAATTTTTCTTGAGAAGCTCTATCTTTTTGATGAGAAGACTTTAAGGTATCAAACGGAACATCAACCTCTTCGCCATTTACCTTTATTTTGGTGAACCATTTTTCTCCATCATGCCAAACTGGAGCTTCTGGTGCTTCCTCTACAACTTGTTTATCATCTTCAGAATCTTCTTCTAAAACCCCTTCTTCTTCCCTTCTCCTGTTGTAGATTTCTTCTAAAGCTTTTTCTCTAGCAGAAAGAGGGTTGACTGGGGCAGCTACATCTTCTTCGGTTTGCGTTTCCGTTACTTCTTCTTTTGCTACAACATCTTCTGATTCTAACGCATCCTGCTGGGTAGCGTTTTCCATATTAGTATCTCCTTATGGTTCTAAATCACCAGAAGATTTATACTTCGCAATCTTATCAGCATTGTCCCCTTCTTGTATAACGCTATCAAACCACTTTAGCGATTTCAAAGGTGTTGAGAGATCAGAAATAATCTTCCGGTACTCTTTTAGCTCTTCTTCTTGAGAGCCGTTAAATCCGTTAAGCCCAATTTTTTCTAAATTATCTATGCCTTTTTTGTACTGAAACAAGGCCTTTTCTAATATTGCTTGCCCAACAGAAGTATTTAAAAAATCTTTAGTAGCGTGTCCTATTCGGATACGCTTTACTAGATCATCAATCCCGATTTCTCGGGGATCATAATAGTCCATATTATCCTACTGCGTAAGGTATCTTATTGTAATCATTCCTAGCCATCACGCCAACATCTCCTTCAGCAACCATTTCTTCTTGCCTTTGGAGTTCAGCATCAGCTATTTGATTAATCAGAGCCTCTCGTTGTAACATTAATTCAGCCCTTCTCGTAGCCACGTCTTCTTGCTTTAACTGAAGGTCAAGATATTTAAGTTGGCCTTCCATTTCTTTCATGCGAATCTCTGCGCCATGCTTAAGGTTAGCAGCTTCAAGATTTCCTTGCTGTTTCATCTGCTCAATCTTCAAACGATTCTCAAGCTTGCCCTGTTCGCTTTCTATATACATCTGCATCTGTTCTAATTGAGCAGCCATTTCAGCAACTCGTGGGTCTTCTTCCATGCTAACAAAACGCTCACCATCTTTGTATCCAAGCTGTCCAAACACTTCTTTAACAACTTCTGGAACATTTAAGCTTTGAGCAAAGCCAGGAAGTTCTCCAAGCATCTGTATTCCAGACACAAGATTCTGGACCTTTCTTAATGGGTCTGTTGCGCTAATACCCACATTAACTTTAAGTAAAACTTCGTACTTAAGAAGATCATCAACGGCACCTTGGAACTGTTCATTAACTTGTGCAGCTGCATCACCAGCTAACTCAAGAATAACTGCATCAGTTTCATAGTACTGTTCAAGCCGCATCAACTGCTTAAGTACGCGCTCTACCCATGTCTCTGAGAAGGTCCTCAAAACATATTCAGTAACTGTACCACTGTTACTTGCCATGAGAGACATACCGCCAACGGTTTCGTTTAGTGATCGTGCACCCTGTACCGTAGAGGTTGAGAAGTTGCCCTGCAACTCATCAAAGTCCATGTTGATTCTGTCTTGCTCAGCATATGCAGAACCAGTTACGTCTCTCGTATCAATAACCCGAACATCAGCGTCCGGATCGTCCATCTCGACTGCGCCACCAGGCACCGAGCGGAATAAAGCATCAAGATCAATGTTTCTATCCCTACGGATGTGGTATCGCTTATTCATTGCGAGACGAACATTATCGAATCTCTGGTTCCAGATATCGTTAGCAGCAGCCTGCAGTTCCTGTGTTAACTCTACTGTGCCAGCTGGATAAATTCTGTGTGACTCTACATTAGTATAGCCCATGACGTATGGGCGCTCTCCAGACCTAAGCCAAGGATACATTTCTTGCAATGTCTTTGGCTCGCTAAGAATAGCATCAATACCTGCTGTATAGTAACACCAATCAATACCTTCTTTTTTAATAATGTTTTTGTGAACCCATATAATTTTATATGAATCAATATCACCATATCCTGCATCGTTATCTAAACGATCTTCTCTTGGTTCGTCTCTAACGAGTCTAGTGGTGTTGTCATCCTCATTGTTTTCAGAAGCTAAAAGTTCTTCGACAGGTATATCAATCCATTCTCCATCTTCCATTTTTTGACGTACATCTTGAATATACATGGGAATAAGATGAATAACATACGGACTGCTTTCTATAGGATCGTGCCAATGAGAAGCAGGATCAATACGTATATTTTCTGGAGATATAAGTTCTATAACAGGCTTGTCTTTAACTGAGCTTTTTTGTTTAGTTATAACAGGAGAACCAGAATCATCCATTATTGGTCGGTTTTGATTGTCTACATTTATGTAAGATTCTTCTTGCTCTTCATACTCCCAATACTGATGACTTATGCATACTCCCTGTACCGCAGCATCCTGCAATGCGGCAGACATTGTTTGAAACCAAGGAATAGTGTTTGTAAGTCTATACTGCATAATAGACTGAGATACAGCGGCTGCAGCAACTTGCTCAAGATCGTTAGGATTTCTTGGCTGAACGCTTAAGACATCTTCATTAGTAAAAAATGCAACAGCCATAGCAGACTGAAGATTTCTTACAGCTGTTCTTGTTTTTGGTCTAAAAAATCTAGAACGTTTTTCGTAAGCTCCAGTATTATACTTAGAGCCAGGTGGGTGCTTACTATTAAAAAGTGAAATACTTTTTTCCCACTGTTCTCTTAAATTAGAGTCTACCCAATCACTAGAATCTTCATATGCTTCACGAGCAATACGCAGCCAAAAATCCTCAACAAGAGGAGTATCATTATCCATCTGTTCAACAGATACACTTTCTGAACCTTCTGTTGGAGGCTGCGGATTAATTCGGCTCATTGAGAATAGTCCCCATTAAGTTTTCCTGTCGTATCCATAACTAGATCATTATAGAAGGCGTCATTAAATCCACCTCTCTTTTGCCTAAATCTTTCTAGTATTTCTCCGCCAGCCATAACAACCATTTTATAGTCATTATCTATTTTATCAGTGTGAAGAACAAATCCCCAGTTTCCAGATAATCTCATAGACTTAACAGACAAAACTCCATCCATTACATTTACAGCCCAAAGCCATCCAGGGTACTTCTCTTCTAATTTCTCAGCAACATTCTTAGCTAAGGTATGATCTGTTGCTTTAAATACATCAGTCTTTGCAACTTCTAAAGACATTATTTTGTTCCCTTTGCTTTTTTTGGTTGAGAATAAAAAACCCTATTCCCATTGTCAAATACATACATTGGTTTTGGAGCATTTAAATAAGGGTCTGCTTTATTACACATTTCAGACCAGCTAAATTTTTTTTCTTTATTACTGTTGTTCATTATATTAAAGTTATAGTTGCTATAAATTTAGGATCACGTTCTATTGGGTACTCTATATCATATGGAGTCAACACTAAGTTATTAGCAGAATCAATCGTAAACGTATATGTAACTCCTGCTGTTGGGCTTGATGTTCCTGCGTCCCAATTGCCGGAATAAGCCGCCCAAGTTGCACTTGTATCAGACCATAATGACCCAACACTAAGCCCTGTCAATGAGCCAACTGCGGGAGTTATAATATGTCCGGTTGTCGCTGTTAAATCTTTTCCGGTAAGTGTAAGACTTGCGCTCGGAACATAGGTAAGTAAATACTTAATTACATCTGGAGCAGTTGTTGTAAACGTCAGTGTTCCCTTATCTGGTGAAATCATTACTCCTGTAGTTGATACAGGAACTTTTCCAGATAAAGTTAATGATGCTACACTTGGATATACAAATTGGTCATCCCATTTATAGGCAATAGTATTCCAATTGGCTGATTCGCTAGACCAAGCGATAGCCATTACAAGTACCTAACGTGATATGGGTCTGCAACTGCGTCTGGTGCGGTGGGCCAATTCCAGTATGTTTTATCAACAACGATATTTATTACTTCAGTATCTGAACCCGGACTTTTAGAACCGTCTTCGTTTTCAACTACAACGTAACGCTCTTCCTGTACTTCGTGATTCTGAAAGTTCTTTACCGCCTGCACAGATGCAAACGCTTCTACTCCATTTTCAAGACTGTTGCCATGAGCGCGAACCTCGCTACGATACGTTGTCCATGCTTCTGGTATAACAGTGCCACCGTCAGTAGCCCTAATTACCATCCAATCAGAAGGAGCAATTAATACGCCAACATTTGCTTTTATCTTTAACATAAGACTGGACTTAAGATTTTCTACATTCTTTTCTGTAGTATCGTAAGTTAGTTCGTAGTAGTCAGGCCCTCCTGCAAAAGTTCCATCAGGATTTCTGCGGCTTTTCTTTTCAAAGTTTTCTGCGCCAGTATCGTAATACCTAAAGTCTGGAGTAACAATCTCAAGAACGTAAATTCCAATTGCTTCTAATTCTTCCTCTGACCAAACACGAAAAATGTTTGCAGGGTGCTGTACGCCATTTACCGTTAAGGCGCGAGGCGTTTTAATTATTCCTAGTGTTTCGCTATACCACATATTTACCTCGCGTTAGAGTATTTGAATGGTGATTCGGCAAAGGCTAAGTAAATCATATCGCTTCCGCTAGTGTTAAGAGCGTTCCTTGCGTGTTTAATCTTAAACCCATTAGATAAAAAATCGACAATATCTTGCGAGTCACCTTGAGCGTATCCGTTTTCCGCGCCATTACTGTTTGGATGAAGATATTGGTTTACAGAGTTATAAGCATTCCTTTTGTTGTCAAACATATACCATTCCTCTGTGCCTGCCGTTGCTTTTATCATTACGAAAGCGGGACGAAATCCGGTAAAAACAAATGGGCCATTAGCATTAGCATTCCCGGTGTAACTACCTATCTTGCTGTAGCCGTCTATGGAATGGAAACAGTAGGCTATGTAAGTAATGTCATCTGTTCCGATACCCGCCCATGCGCCACCTTGCGGAGAAAATACCGTAGATGTTGGGGCCGCTTGAAATACGTTTGTATCGTCGGCTTGTGCCGCATTTGTATTTAAATACAACATATTTGTATCGCTTGCGCTATTCCAAAGAATGCTTTGCACTGCCCAGTTGTAAGCATCGCCACGGCTTTTGTTAATGATAAGTTCTGGCGCTTGGCTTAAACCATGAGCAACTGTTCCGTCTGATCCTGTGCCTTCCCAAGATACAATTGAAAAACCCGCAGTAGTATTTGTTCTTCTTGTACAAGCAAGAGTTGGATTAGTTCCATCTATACTTCCCGCGCTTACTGATGTATTAGCGGCGGCGGCTTTCCAGTTCCATCCAACATAGGTGTTACCGCTTCCATTACATTCTGTATCAGAGCCAACGGTAAATCCTGCTGAATCAAAAGATTGCAATCCATTTGATCTAGTTCTTTCATAGTCAGTGGAATTAGATATAAGTCTCTTTTGCGCTCCACGAATAGAATCATAAAGACTGTGCGATTCAGTTCCATTTCTTTGCTTGTACCAAACAAAATCAGCGTCTACACCAGTTGTAATTGCTCTACTTCCAGCATCATTGCCAGACCAAAGAGTTGTGCTAAAATGAACCGTAGGATCAGCGATTTCAGGGACACTGAGGTTGTCGGTGCAAATCGCCTTGAAACCTGTGGGAACCTCATAGAAAAAATCCCCATATCCGTTAACGTCTGTATTACCACCATACCCGCCGCCACTTGGGTTTCCGGCGGTGCCTGACACTCCAGAACGTATACCGGCAAATGTTGAATCTTGTCCGAAGTTAAATCTTAGTTGTGTTAAGTTGCCACCGGCATTGATAGTTGCCCATGCTGGAATAACAGTGTACCCAGCAAACGTCACCCCTGTTCCATCATCCCAAAGATCATTACCTGATCCAGGTTGATCGCTAGTCTCTGGCGTACCCGAAGTGTCAGAGGCTGTCCAACCTAAATCTCCACCAAACCAAAATGCTCCATTGTCAGAATCGTAACAACACTTAAACACTCCGGTTGATGTACTAGGGACTCGTTTATTTTCTGAACTTGTACTACCACCTCTGGGTCTTGATGTTCCTACATTATTATTTGATTTATTGAACCACCAACCAGTATTACTAATATCAGTATCTGCCATTAGTGGCGCATTGCCATCATCTGCCAATAAGCCCATACCCCAACCATCAGGATATGATCCACCAAAAGTGTCGGCATCTATATAAACTTCATCAGCAAACTCCCAATACCATTTTCCCGTATTAGGTGGTATGCCCATAGTGGCGGTAAACCACGCCGAACTATTACCACTAATATCATTAGCCGTTGCTCTAAGATTACATTCAGAAAAATCATTTCTGTTAGTTATCGATTCTGTTAGAGCATTGATTGTACAAAAGTTATTCGTCGGGCTATCAAGTACCTGATCTGTAGCAACCAGATTAGTTACAGAGAAGTCGTTGGTATTGCCGGAACTATCCGCGCCAAGGCCACCTGTCCAGTCTGAATGGATAT